TACACCACCTCTTTTTGAACCATTTGGTGTAACTGTACTTCTAATATTAACTTGTGCTTCGCTAGTAGATTTACTTAAATCTATAGAGTTGCCTAAGTATATGTCTTTGTATCTATAAGAACTTGTTCCAAGATTTAAAGAATTATTTGCTAAAGTAGTTCCACCAGACATTGGAAGCATAGTTGGTTGACTTGCTCCTGCATCAGAGAACATAATTCCTCCATGATTAGAAGCTGAACCACTAAAGAAAGGATTGTTTCCTGTATTAACACCAATAGAAGCAAAATCAGCTGTATCTTTAAAAAATCTTAATATTTTACCATCGCTACCAGTTCTATTTAAAATCATTATATCGTCATTAGCAACTGTACCTACTATTTGACCACCTGTTAATTTTACACCTTGAACTGAATTATCATCTGCTGTTTTTCCATATAAAAATCTACCAGCACTATCAAACCTAGCACGCTCATTATTATTAGTTACAAATGCTAAATTATCTGATGCAGGTCTATAAATAGCTGAACCTTCTGAAGGTGTTGATGTATTACCACCAAGAGCAAAAGCTGTTGAAGAACGAACTATACCAGCTACGTCAAGTGTTCTACCTGGAGATGTAGTTCCTAATCCTAAATTAGAATTACTAGCATCGTAAGTTAAAAAGTTAGTTGAACCATAATTCATTTTGAATTTGGTACTATCTGCATATAGTTGATATTTTTCTGCTTGACCTGTATCGTTAATAACTAATCCAGGAGAAACACTACCTGCAACTTCTAAAACATTATCTGTTCCAACTGTAGCTGATGGATTTGAAGTACCAATACCTAATCCAGTAGAAGTTAATCTCATCTTTTCTGCGTTATTAACTTGAAAAGTTACAGGAATATTAGTGATACTTGCTAATCTTGTTTCTCCAACTAAACCTAATAATGTACCAGTTCTTGTTCCATTTACTTCTAAATCAAATATTCCACCACTTGTTCCATTAAGTGTTAAATTTCCATAACCAGAATAATTATTTGGAGACGTAGTTCCAATTCCAACATTTTCATTACTATCAATAGTTATAGCAACCGATGTTGCATTGTCATCTATTCCAGCAGAAGTAAATCCAGATACTGTAGCACCTGCAGGTACAGTAATAGTATCTCCCGAAGCGCCAATAGTAATTACATTACCTGATTCGTTGATAATGTTATTACCGTCTTGATCTTGAATTGTATCTACTTTTAATATTGACGACATTATGCGTTCTCCAATGTTGTAATTCTAGCTTCTAATTCTTGAATTGTTTTGACCAGTAAAGGTACTAATTTAGATTGGTCGATACCTTGATAAACTGGTTTTGTTCCAGTTTTAACCCAAGTATGACCATCTTCTTTTTCATAGTTTTCATTTACGTTTTCTTCAATAATATTATTATTTTCATCAACAATATTTCCAAAATCTCTTATTTCATCTTTTTCTCCAGTAACAGCTTCAGGAACAATGTTTGAAACTTCATGTGCTAAGAAACCATCAACTGTTGTATCTGCATCAGATATAAAATTAAATCTTTTTGGTTGTAATTGTTTAAGTCTTGCTGTTGCATTATCTAAATCAACTACGTTTTCTTTTAATCTATAATCAGAAGTAGTATTAAAAGCTATTGAAGTTGAACTGGCTCTTGTAATACTACCAAGTCTTGCTCCAGTAGATGATGTAAATTCTACAAAAAGACCTCCAGTAAAATCAGTTCCCATGAACATACGAACTGGTGGATTACCATTGTAACCATCTTGTGACCTTAGTGATGTACCACTATTAACAGTTAATTGAGCATTAAATGTTGTGTTAGTTGTGCCAATCATTAGACGATTAGAGGTATCAATTCTCATGGCTTCATCATCTCCACCATCTCTATAGAAAATCATGTTTCTATGAACACTATCTCCACTAGCCATTAATTTCATACTAGAGCCATCATGTGTCATAATTGCTCTCCTACTAGCAGTAGTAGTAGTTGAACCAGTAGCCATAACAGAACCACCAAATAAACCAGTACCAGCAACTTCTAAAGAATAATCTGGCGATGAAGTTCCGATACCAACATTTCCATTATTTCCAATTCTAACAACCTCAGAACCATTATCACTTTTAAACAATAAATCTGGTGCAGAACCAGAGTTTGCTCTAAATCTTAAACTAACATCTCCATTAGCATCTTCAGGTAAAATACTTAAAAATGTACTAGCAGTATCATATCTAAAAATTGCACCACTGCTTCCAGTTGCTACATCTAGTTTTGCGTCTGGCGATGTAGTTCCGATACCAACTTGACCAGATGAATTGATACGCATACGTTCTGCTGATGGCGAACTACCACTTGCTGTACCAAATACTAAATCTGTAGTTGGATTTGTTGAGCTATGTGATGTGTAAAGAGCTTTTATATCTGCACCAAGTCTTCTAGTAGAATCATCAGAACCAACTGATAAAAATCTTATTTGGTTAAAATTGTTATTTGAATTATCTAAATTTACTAAACTTATATCTGGCTCTCCACCATCTCCTTCAACTGTTAGCATACGATTTGGATTTGTAGTTCCGATACCAACTTTTCCGTCTGATGTGATACGAAGTCTCTCACTATCAGTTGTGTAAAATTTATGTTCATTTACAACATAACCACTTCTAGTAACAACATAAGCTAATTGACCATTAGATAGATTATCACTTCTAGTTTCTAATCTATAGTCACTATCTAATCCCATAGTTCTCCAAACTTTTGCATCTGTTCCACCAGATGTATCTTTGTATTGTATTCTTGGAGCATTGTTTTGTTCTAAAGATAAGGTTGTATCTGGAGATGAAGTTCCGATACCTAATCCAGTAGAGGTAATTCTCATTACTTCTGAACCTGTTACTTGATTTGAAAAAGCTAAACCATCACTAGAAGCAGATATATTATATGTGGCTGTAGCACTTCCTGTTCTTTGTAATTTTAATTGTGCATTACTAGAACTTGCTGATATATGAAGCAAATGGTCTGGAGAAGTTGTACCAATACCAACTTGCTCTGATGAATTAATAGTTATAGCAACTGATGTTGCATTATCATCGATCCCCGCTGAAGTAAACCCTGTAACTGAACCTGCGATAGCTAGTGTAGCTCCACTAGGTATAGTAACAGTATCACCGCTGTCACCAATAGTAAGTGTAGTTCCTGATTGAGGTATTACTTTATCTACTTCTACTTGACTCATTATATAATTACCAATGTTCCTGTTACTGTTTGTGTTCCTGAAATTGTGACTGGTCCTGCAAGAACTCCAGAGTCCATTGTTTGATTAAGACTTAAAGTTGAAGCATGAGTTACAACATAAGGTGTTGCATCCATGACTGGCGAAATAGTTTTCTTAGCTGGTAATGTACAGAATACAGTTTTAGTTCCTGCACCAAAGTTTACTAACGCATCAGAATTAGAAGATGAAATGACCGACTGTCTTGAAAGCGTATCTGTCCCTGCATCAGTTACAGTTCCAGTACCAACTTCAAAATCAGTTGTACCATCATGCACAATAGCATAATAAGTTTGCACACCATCTCCAATACCGGCAACGAATGTTTCAAAACCTTGACTAGTAAAAGTTCCAGTTAAGTCAATTGTTCCTGTGCCAGTAGTCGTAGTGGATTGCTTAACCCTATCGTTAATTACAAATGCCGTCATTTACTACTCCAAAAATCTTATGCGTTGCCAAGTCTAATAATTGCACTAGAAGAGTTTGGTGTTGGGAACTGAATAACGAAATCACCGTTAGTTGCAGTTTTTGATCCACCGAAGTCTAAAACTAATACAGCATTATTAGATCCGCCACTCTTATAAATCAGTGCTCCTACTGCTGTTAAAGTTACAGAACTAAAAGTTAAGTCTGCAAAATCAACGTATGCAATATTACTTGAGATTGCTACACCATTATTAGTTAAAGCGTTTCCACCTGCAGTATAACTTGTACCAGATGAAGAAACTTCATTAGTAGTAGTATATGCTGTAGTAGAACCTGCGCTGAAACCACCTAAAGATGTATACAAAGCAAGTTTAAAAGAGGTTCCACTATTTCCCGATGTATCAAAACTAAACACGGATTTTAGTAGATCTGTTTTAAAAGAGTCAGGTACTATATTTGCCATTTAATTGTCTCCTTAATTTATTTATGGTGATGGTGATTTTAAAGGAGTTCGAATAACACCATCTTGATATTCGTCTCGGCGTCTACGACCTTGTTGTTCGATCGCGTACGATTGTAAAGCTCTTTTGAAAGATCCTTCGTAGTATTGTAACATATCTGCAGGACCTTTCAAGTATCCATATGCTTCTACCAGACAACCATATAAAAGTAAATCCTGATATTTATTAGATGTATAAGTACCATTTGTACTTGGTGGGGTAACTCCAGTTGTAGTAGTAATACTTTCTGGTTGTTTTGTATATGCTAAAGTTATTAAATTAGTTGCGTTTGGGGTAGGAGCCACTATCCAATAATTAGCATCCCAGTTAGCATAGTATTTAGGTATACCAGATGCAGTTCCAGGTGTGTCATAAAAAGTTGCCATATAAGATGTGTCTTTTTTTTCTAAAAAAGTTTGATCTCCATTTGAATCAGTTAACTGAACATATCTAATAAATCTTAAATCAGATGGTATAGTTACATATCTACTTCCAGATGCTAAGTTTGATGTTGCATAAAATCTATTGTCATCAGAATCTGCTTCTCTATAAATTCTGTTCTCTGCATTTTTAATTATAGTATCTAAAACAGAGCTTGATAAAACAGAACTATCTACTTCAGTATAGTTTCTAATATCGTCTTGTAAATTTGCTAAAGTATATGCCATTACTCAGAATCTCCACTATGTTTTTTACTTATTTTTTCTGCTTTATCAGATCTTAATTCTTCGTACATTTCAAGATGAGGGTCTTGTCTTTCAGGTTTAAATATATTTTTAATCCAATTAATAATTTTTTTAATCATGGTGTTATAGTTATAGGACCAACGGAACAACCGTAGCCTCCTCCTTTTATATTTCCTGTTGTAGCAGTATCTGCATTAACTGTAAAGAAGAAGAAATTAGATAGAGCATAATCTGTTGTAACTCTTGCACCATTATCATAAAGACCTGTTGTAATTGCATATCCTGATCCTTGAGTTATTTGCGCTCCAGTAATTCCATCAAAGTTTGGAATTGCTGCATAAGCAAAAACAGGATTAGTAGATGTGCCTGTTCCAGGAGACGTTGTAGGTGCACCTCTAAATAAATAAGTTGTACCATTTGTTAAACCATGTCCTGGTACATTTACATTTATAATACTTGATCCCGCTTGATAAGTTTCAAAACCATCTTGTGGTATCATTACAGTTGTAATGGGTTCTGTTCTATCGGGTCTTACTTGTAACAATGCAATACCATCACCACCAATTGGTTTAGGCTCAAGTTGTGGTTGCTTAGGTTCAAACTCTGTATAATGAACAAACGAACCATTCCATTCTCTAACCATTTCTCTATACGGAAATTCTAAACCCGATCTATCTGATATAGCTTTTGAATGTTTTCCTGTTGCGTACTTAGACATTAAGTTCCTGGGTAATAAGCTTTAGGTGTAATAAATGTACTTGAAGCTGAACCGTCCTCTTGTAATGCTCTTTGAAATTCATCTTCGTAAACTAATTTCATTTGTTGAGTTAATTGTGGAGCATACTTCATGGATAAATAATAAGTTAATCCTGAAACCATACAAGGTATAAATCTAAAAGGCATATCAGTTGCATTTGTGTAAGCACCAATATCTTGAATTCTTTTTATATAATAAAAATGCATATCTTTAGATGCATTAGTTGAATCTGGTGTAGGATAAACATTTATACTAACATGATCTATGAATCTTTGTACCCAATATTGATTAGGTGTACCTTTTGATAATTTATTTGAAAATGCAGCATAAGTTGATCTATCAACTTTTGTCATTGGACTATCTGATTGATCTGTTGCTGTTCTATCTGATCTTAACTGTGCTTCAAGGACATCAGATATTCCATAAACACCATTTGGATTTGATGTGGCACTTGTACCATCAGAACTTGCTCTAAAAAATTTATATTCTGCTTGTCCTTCAACTAAATCAAGATCTAATTCATCTATTTCCCAATAGTGAATACCTCTATTACCCCACTCTTGAAGCATTATATTTAATGATCTTCTTGAGGTTTTTAATTGATAACCTGATACTTGTTGAATACCTAATCGTTCAAAAGCTTCTTCTACTATTTCATCAATAGAAAAAGTTTTATCAAACGTAGTTGTTCCAGAGGTAGTGTTAGCCATTTAACCTCCTAGCCAGTGTAACCGATAGTAACCGATGTCGTGTTAGTTAAATCTAAATATATTCCAGTTGTACAACGAATCCCGCTTCCTGGAACATAAATATCTAAACCTTCTTCTCCAAAATTTGCTTCGTAAACTAAAGTTCCTGTTGCGTCTGTTCCATCGTAAAGTTTGATATTACTATTAGCAACGCCTTCACCTTGAATATAAGTTATTCTAGCTGGTCCAATAAATGAACCTGTTGCGTTTGTAGCTCTACCAAATCTTCCATCTGAAGTTCTTGCAGAAAACTGTTGGTCTGATGATGCCATAATTGTTTCTCCTTAAAATTAATATGTGGGGCCAAAGCCCCACACTAATTATTTATTATGCTTCTTTAGCAAATACACCTTGTACATCAACAATCGTCCAATGAGTTGTTGAGTTTAAAGATGCACATACTACAAAGTCACCAACTTTTGATGTAGATTTTGTATTAATTACATCTTTATCATCTGTTAAAGATCCAGCATACAAAATACCATCGTTAGCATTTGGGCTAATAGTTAAAGTGTTAGTTCCATCTTGAGCTGTATTTACAAAAGTAAATATTCTTCCGATAGAAATTGCAGGTAAAGTAAATACCACACCATCAGTTGATGATGTAAAAGTTTTACCAGAATCTGCATTTGTAACTGTGTAGTTAGCTTCTTTGTTTTCTAGATTGAATCCAGTTAAACCTGCTTCGTTAAATTTACCTTGCAGTACTGGTCCTCTAAATAGTGTTTTAGCCATGATTATTCTCCTAGTTGTATTCTACATGGTCTCTAGGCCGTCGACTATACTGCGTCCATGCAGAATATTAATTTGTGTATAGTGCCTAATTTATATACTAGTTTTTAGTAGAGTGCAAGAGAGCCTGTAGTGTGAATTGAATTTATTCAACGATGTAGCTTTTTTATTAAGTAGCTACTGAAACTTGTGGAGTTACACCTTCAACAGTGTTTTGCTTGTGGGCAATTGCTGCTTCTTCCAGCTTGATCTTTGTGATAACTTCTTTAACTTTGTCATCAATTCTGACCATCTCAAGAGTATATCTACCGTTAGACAGATGCTCCTGTTCCCACTTCAACTCCAAGGACCTTTTTGCTTTGTATAGGTCTTGTATCATCTATAACCTCCTCATAGGTTATTCTATTTACCTTGTCGTCATAACTAACTCCAAGGTTTTCCCAAACTATACTATTTTCTCCAAGTTTGTCAAGGATTGATTGTTCTAGTTCTGTTGGGGAATCTTCTGATTCTACTTCAAATTTTGCGTGATGATTGTACGCCCAAATATTTATTTTAAATTTTTTCATGAATCTCACCGTTTATTATGAAAATGTGGCGGAACTATGTCCCGCCACAAAATTTATTGATTACGCTCCTGGCGAACCAAAAATACCTCTA